CCGTGAGGGATTGGGAGTTCGAATCTCCTCTCCTGCACTATATTATTAACGCAGAGTACTATCAATGGAAGATTCCTGGACTCATAATCCAGAGGTTAGGGGTTCGACTCCCCTCTCTGCAATTTTTTAGGAGGTTAGTTTAACTGGTAAAACACCAGTCTCCAAAACTGAAGTTCAGTGTTCGAGTCACTGCCCTCCTGTTTTTTAATATCGCAGCGTATGGAAGTGGTCTATCCGTCAGGGCTCATAACTCTGAAATCACAAGTTCGAATCTTGTCGCTGCAATCACTGTGGTAATAACACAGATAGTTTGTATTTCGGAGGTTTAGCCTCGTGAATTGGGCTTTAGGCTCGTAGGGATGAACAGTTGGCAACGCTTGAGCAAACCCTAAAAAAACTCAGCCATGCCACCAATATGGGTGATCGCCGGAGTTGGAGAGCCGGGGCAGACTGTAAATCTGTTGCAATTGCTGAACTTGTTCGAATCAAGTATCACTCATTTATCATGCTGGTATAGCTCAATTGGCAGAGCGCATGATTTTTATAATAGAATAGGTGAATATATGGATTTAACTACTAAACAAAAAGGGAATATTACAGAGTTACAATGCATCACAGCATTTTATCAACATGGTTGTCAGGTTAGCATTCCTTTTGGTGATAATGCAAAATAGGACATGATTGTTGATACAGGCAGAAAAATATTTCGTGTTCAAGTTAAATCTGCTGCATTATTAGATGGCGATAATGCTATTATTATTTCTTGTAGAAGCACACATGTTAATTGTTCGAGTGTTAAAAATGTTTATTATACATCGGATGATACAGATTATTTTGCAACATTTTATGATGGTGAATGCTATTTGATCCCAGTATTTGAATGTGCATCATCAAAAACTTTAAGATTTTCTTCACCAAAGAACGGGCAAACAAAAGGTGTGTCTTTTGCAAAAGATTATATATTAGCAAAACAGTTGGATCTTATTGATAATGCTAACATCTAATGTATTATAAAAATCGTTATTTAGGTTCAAGTCCTATTATCAGCTTTGGTATTGCTTGTATCTTTATAGTTGAAATGCATCGCTATTTAATTGTGAAGACAGAAATTTCTGCTGGACGCAGGGCTTGTGATACCATGTGTACACACACTTCAAATTTGAGGTATTTGGATCAGTGAGGCGTATCCATAACCGTTGTCGGTGCAGTGTCGTAAACTGTAACGACTGGGTGGAACGCCATCACACATCTAAAAGTGTTATTTGTTATCGGGGTGTACCTCAGTAGGTTAGAGGGCTGGCCTTATAAGCCAGTGGTCGAGGGTTCGATTCCCTCTACCCCAATTCTATGCCGTAGTACTCAAGAGGCTGAAGAGGGCTCCCTGCTAAGGAGTTAGGCGAGAAATCGTGCGTAGGTTCAAATCCTACCTATGGCGTTTCAGTAATTAAATTAAGAGATTATCGTCCAGATAATGAAAGGTCATACATATTCCGTCAGTCTTACCTTTCTCTTGATTAATTACTGTGTGCATAAGTGATCTAAAGGCTATGATGTCAGCCTTCCAAGCTGAATATGGGGGTTCGATTCCCCTCTTGTGCTTTTATGCGGATGTGGCGGAACTGGAAGACGCACCAGATTTAGGCTCTGGCGAGTAAACTCGTGCAGGTTCGATTCCTGTCATCCGCATTTTTAATTTATAAGGAGTGATTTAAGTGGATAGACGAATGTTTAAAATGGATAAGGATGAATTGCAGGAATATTTAACTTATCGTAAACGAGGTTTTGTTGTAAAAAACAAAAAAGGAAAAGGCTCCTATAAAAGAAAAGAGAAACATAAAAACAAAAGATATGAAGAATAATCAAGCATGGCAATTAGCCATGCTATTTTTATGTGAAGGGAATGAATGGATATTAATAATTAGATTCAAAAGGAAAATGAAAGTTTTATGGAATATGGTTTGCGCCTTATTACATTAAAGGTTGAACAGAATCCTGCAGATCTTGAATGGAGCGACATTGTTGATTTACTTGGTTTAGATTGTCACCCAGACAGCCTAAGAAAAGCAGCGAATGTCACATCATTTAGCGGTTATAATGTCATGCAATATTATCAAAACCAGATTAAAAATGGAATTGATAATGATGAGCTTATTAGAAAATTAAATGAAAAAGAACGTGCTATTAGAATTGAGCGTGTTAAATTACAAGACGAAAAACGTGAATATAATGAGTGGCTTAGAGAACAAGCAAGAGAAGAAGCTTTTGAGGAAAAAGTTATTAATTCAATCAAAGAATGTCTCCCCCACCCTATTAAAATTGAAAAGCGTGATATTACAACATCAAAAAAATTCGGATTATTAAACTTCGCAGATTGTCATTTTGGTAAAGATTTTAAAATTTATGGATTTGATGACCAGATCATAAACGAATATAATCCGGAAATATTTTATAATCGAATGGAATTACTGCTTTCTGAAACTATCAGCATTGTAAAAAAAGAAGATTTTAATTCTATCAAAGTATTTAATTTAGGAGATGCTTTAGATGGATTTTTACGTCATAGTCAGGCGTGGACATTGCGTTATGGTGTTATTGATAGTGCTATTATTTTCGGAAGATATATAGGTAATTGGTTACACGAATTATCTCGCTATGTCAATGTTGAGTATTATGATACATTTGGCAATCATGGTGAATGTAGACTATTAGATGGGCGAAAAGGTGCTCATTTAAATGATAATATTGAGAAAGTTGTAAGAACTTGTATTGAGCTTATTAATGAAAAGAATGAGAATTTACAAGTATATTATAACAAAACTGGCTTTATTTTTACAAATATTGCTGGATATAACATTTTAGGTATTCATGGTGAAGTGTCTGATCTTGAAACAGCCTTAAAAGATTATGCCCATGTTTATGGCGTAAAAATCGATTAGATTGTTGCAGGACATACACATCATACCTCCTTTAAAAATACAGGCGTGAGAAAAGGTGTCATTAGTGTTGGATCTATAGTTGGGTCTGATGATTTTAGTATTAAAATCAGAAAAACTGCTGATGCCACCGCTTCTTTCGTCGTATTTGAAGAGGATAAAGGTAAAGTTTGTGAATATACAATTGTGCTAAATTGATTAAAGGGAGAGAAAACTAATGAAACAAATTACAAGACAAGAAAAAGATTATATTGAATCTATGGGTTGGGAAAAAGAATTCCTGAATGCTGGTTGTAAAGGTATTACTGTAGTATCCAAAACACACCCCAGAGCAAAAACTTATTGGGCGATTGACACACTTGCATTTAAAGTATGGAATGCTATGAGCAGAAATGTAGATGATAAGGATTACAAGGAGTGGCTGCAAAAACAAAAATAAGTAAGGGATGATTATTATTTCTAAGAAGAATGAAAAAGCCGAAATCAGTATCATTGGAAACAATTGCGAAGGTGTAACTGGTAGCTGTACAAAAATTGAGTAGCATGGAAAAACATATTTATTTGAATGTGGTTTAATCATGGATGGTAAAACTGTCCTTGAGAATTATAGTTTAAATAAAGTGATGCTACAAAAAATCAAGCCAAAACGTGTTGATATTATTATTTTATCACATAATCATCAAGATCATATTGGTATGGTTCCAGCCTTGTATGCTACCGGTAAATGCAATGCAAGAATTATTGTTCCTAAAAATTCTACCCCTATTATTAAAGAAATGTGGTTAGATTGTGCGTGGATCAATGTTCGTGATGCAGAATATTTAAGTCAAAAATCGGGTAAATATATCCCTCCCCTCTTTGATGAATCTGATGTACATATGGCTTTAAAATATATTGAGGAATATGAATCACATCAAATTTTTGAGATAACAGAAGATGTGTCTGTCAGATACACTCCTGCTGGACATATTTTCTTGTCACAACAAACAGAGGTAATTTTACGAGGTGTTCATCCAAGAACAATTTTATTCACCTCTGATTTGGGTAATATTATCACACAAAAACAACATGTATTTGTTGAAGAATTTGAGCCTGTCAAAAAAGCTAATATTGTTATTGGTGAATGCACATATTCAGCGAAAGGCAGAGATATGACAAAGAAAACATATGATTTAGATATGCAAAAAATTAAAAGTGTTATTGAACAATATTGCATAGATAGAAATCAGCGTGTTTTGATTCCAACATTCAGCCTTGACCGTATGCCATATATGCTTTGGAATATTTTTACTATATTCGGGAATGATAAAAATTTTGATATTCCAATAGTTATAGATAGCCCACTTGCTATTAGATTATTAGAACATTATTCTAATTTGTTGTCCGGTGACGCAAAAGAGAAATTTGACACCATGATGAATTGGAAAAATATTATTTTTATTACAGATCCCGAAGAGAGCAAGGCTGCAGTCATGGATAAGAGTGCAAAATGCATTTTATCTAGTTCTGGTATGTTAACTGCTGGGCGAAGCGTAAAATGGACAGAAAGTATTTTACCTGTAGAGAATGATTGTATTCTTTTTTGTGGTTATTCTACAGAAGGTAGTTTAGCATATAAAATTAAAAATGGTGATACACAAAAAACAATCACTATTAATGGCAAACCTTTTAAAAATAGAGCTCAAATTTGTAATTTAACATCTTTCTCTTCACATATGCAAAGAGAAGATTTAATTAATTATTATGCCGATATTAACGCTGAACGAGTATATCTTGTTCATTCCGATCACAATAAATTACAATTCAAGGATGATTTGGAAGCGGAACTCGGAAATCGCTGTAAAACAACAAAAGTTATTTGTACTAATAAGTCAACAAAAATATTATTGTAATTGAAACGGAGGTGGTTTGTTGCCTAAGACAGCGAAAAAAACAAAAGAAGTAAAACAACCACTTCGGGATCAAAAATACCAAATTGATGATTTGGTAAAAGAAATTGAAACAATTCCACAGCAATAGAAACTTGAGTTGTTTAGAAAATTAAAGATAGGTAGAGATTATCATACATGTTATTTATGCGGTGGTGTATATCCGCACACTGAATTTTTCGCATGTACAGACCCACTATCAAAAACAAGCGTAAGCAGAATTTGCAAAAAATGTTGTTATCAAATTGCTATGCCTGTCGATCCTGATACTGGTGTAGCCTCTGCTCCAACAGTTGATTCTGTTAAAGCATATCTTGAATATGTTGATAAACCATTTTTAACAAGTGTTTGGGAATCTAGTTTGCTTGAGGCTGCAAATAATACACATGAAAAAATTAAAAACAATGTTTTTACTGCATACACAAAAAATATTGCTATGAAACAATATGCTGGCTATCGCTGGCGTGATGGCGATGTATTTAAGCCTGAAATAGCACTAATTCCAACGGATGCAACTTTATTAAAAAACAAAACATTGCTTGAGGAATATGAAAAAAATAAAGCTGATACTTTAAGGTTACTTGGATATGATCCATTTGAAACCGAACAGGAAAAAGATAAGCCATTTTTATATTCTCAGTTTGTTGGATATTGTGATTTAGATGAAGATACAAGTGCAGATATGATGAGAATTAGCTCCATCATTGAAATTGTAAAAGGGTTTTTACATATTGAAAAAATTAACGATATTATTTCTGTATTGATTAACGATACTAGAAATTTAGATAGAAATGTATCTACCATCAGGGCTCTTGAAGATACAAAATCAAAGATTACAGCAAGTATTCAAAAATTAGCTACAGAAAGCTGTATTTCTTTAAAAAACAATAAGAATGTTAAGCGTGGCGACGATACATTCACTGGTAGAACAAGAAAATTAAAAGATATGAATCTTCGTGCAGCGGAAGTTAATGGGTTTGATATTGGCACATGTCGTGGTATGCGTCAAGTCGCAGATATCAGCAATCAGTCGATTTTAAACAAAATTAAACTTGATGAAAATGATTATTCTGAAATGCTTGCGGAACAACGTGAACTTTTACAGAAATACATTGAATTAGCTGAAGAGCGTGAAGAACAAGCAAGAATCTTGTTGCGTGAAAATATGGATTTAAAAGATTATTTAAAAGAAATTGGTTATCTTGATAAAGCCAATTTATCAAAAGATACTATTTTGTATAGTAATGGATCACAAGAAGATAAATATATTCCAATGGATTATAGTATGCCAGAACATAATGATGAAGACGGGGGTAATTTAAATGAATGATGAAAATAAATTATTTATCCCCAAGAATTATGAGATTTTTGTAAAACCAACTGAATACTCTATGTCCACAAGAAAATTGGAGAGTTTTCAAAAACTTGCTGAAATTCGTGCTTAGTATCAGAAAAACCCGATTAAATTTATCAAAGATGTAATCGGCGCAGAATTACTTGATGCACAGGCGTATGCTATTATGAAAACTTGGAACACCCCCTACTCCTTATGGGTGTGTAGTCGTGGTTTTGGTAAATCTTCAATTACAGACTTAATGTTAATGGCAAAAGGTATGCTATTTAATAACTATTGGGCATATATTGCCTCTGGCTCTGGCGATCAGGCTATCACAACTTTTAAAACACTAGAAAATATTGCAAATAGAAATATTGAATCTATGACTGGGTTAACCGGTGTATTTAAACAAGAATTAGAGATTAGAAATGGCATGGGTGAAGGATTTGTCCATAATCCATCTGGGCATTTTTACAGTCTTTATAATGGTTCTTTTACTAAGACATTGAATTCAAATATTGACCGCAAAAGAGGTGCTCGTGGCAATATGGTTGTATTTGATGAATGTGGCTTCTTGTCGGAAGAAATGATGAATGTATATGGTGCATTTACCATCGTAAATAAAGATTTTAAAATGGGTGGAGATATGGATATTAGAACTCTACCCAGAGAAATTCCAAATCAACTTGTCTAGATTTCATCTGCATCTTCTATTGATACACCGTTTTATTCTAAATATAGGGATTTTTCCAAGAAAATGCTTTTAGGCGATCCTCGTTATTTTGTTGCAGATATTAACTGCGATGTTGTAATTAGAGGCACAAAAGGCGGAAAAATTTATCCCGCTTCACTACTGCGTCAGGAAACTGTTGATGCAGAAATGCGTGTTAATCAAGAAAAGGCATTAAGAGAATATTATAATGTGTTCACGGAAGATGGTGGTTCCGGACAAATTATTAAACGTGCATTAATTACACGAAACTCTTATGTTCGCCCTCCTGTAATGAGTAATGATACAGGAAAAAGAACTTTTGTATTAGCATATGACCCTGCAAGATCTACTGACAATTCTGTTGTTAGCGTTGGTGAATTACGCTATGACGATGAGAAGGGTTGGATGATGGATATTGTTAATTGTGTTAATTTTATGGATTTAAGTACTAGAAAAAAAACACCCAAAACAACTCCACAACAAATTAGCGAATTAAAACAATTGATTTTAGATTACAATGGAGATGCCGATTTATATGGTAATATTGAATGTATTATGATTGATGCTGGTGCCGGCGGTGGCGGTAAAAGTATTCCAGACTTTTTATTAGAGGACTGGATGGATAAATCCGGGAAAAAACAGCGTGGATTTATTGACAAAGAATTTTCTAAAGACTACATAAGAAAATTCCCCAACGCTGTTGATAAAATTAAAATGCTCGAACCAGCAAAATATAAATCTCAAATGTTTGAGGCATTAATTAAAATGGTCGAAGGAGATTATATTACATTCCCAGAAAAGTATGATAATCGTGGTTATTTAAATATGCTACAGATTGACACAAAAACAATTAAAGAAAACGAAAAAAGAATTAGAGCTGAATTAGATAAATTAGATCTTCCAACAAAAGAATATGAAGAACGTCTAGCAGATGAGCTAGACAAATTAGATACAGCTCAAACAATTATGTATAAATTATCACCTGATGAAGAAGTTGCTTTATCACAAATTGATGCGATGAAAGAAGAAATTGTAAATATTTGTCGTGTAAAACGTGATAGCGGCTCTGACTCATTTAAACTTCCTGCTCATAAAGATGCTGATACCGGCGCTAGTGAAGGCACGTTGCATGATGACCGTGCTTACACATTAGCAATGCTTGGTTGGTATTTGAGTGAAAAACGAGTTTCCCAAATTAGAAATAAGAAAAAAGAAACTCCAAATGTTAGTTTAGCACAAAAATTACCAATGAGAACTGGGACTCGCAGCTCTCTATTCTCTGGACTATAATTGAAAGGCGGTGAAAAGTTGGGAGCACAAAAAGAACCAAAACAAAAAAATAAGAATCGCCAATATAGCGTTAAAGACATCAAAGAACGTCACGAAACCTTTGCAAAAACTAAAGAAATAATTCAGCTTGCAAATTTGACAAAAAATGAAAACAGAACTTTCACTATTTTCTCAAAAACATTATTGAGAAACTATATGAAAAACCCTAAAAATAATGAAACCAATCTCAGAAATCTAAGTAGGTTTTTATATAGATTATCCTACCCTTATAGAAGATTGGTTAAGTATTATACAGAAATGATTGACTTAAATTATATGTCTATTATTCCTTTACAAAATTTAGACGAACCAAGATCTAGGGAAGATGTTTTAAAAGAATATTCTAGCACATTAAAACAATTACATAAAATGAATTTGCAAAATGAGATTTATAAGTGTGTTCTATCCGCTTGGATTGAAGACGCTTTTTTTGGTTATGTGTATGAAGACGATGAAAATTTTTATATAATGCCTCTTCCTTCTGAATATTGTAGAGTTAGCTCTGTAAATTATGATGGCACATTAAATTTTGCATTTGATTTCTCTTATTTTAGAAGATACTCTGACAATTTAGAATATTGGGATAAAGAATTTAAATCAAAATGGAATAAATATCAAAATGATAATAATTTACGTTGGCAAGAATTAGATATAGAGCGAACCATTTGTTTGAAAATTAATGTTGAAGACTCTACTATGGCTATGCCACCTTTCGTTGGTTTGTTTGAGTCATTAATTGATTTAATTGATTTACAATCAATTCAGGCTGTTAAAGATGAATTATCAATTTATAAATTACTTGTCGCACGATTAAAGGTTTTATCTGGAACTGATGAGCCAGATGATTTCGAGGTTGATGTTGATACTGCAATTGAATATTTTAATAAATTTGCAGATTCTTTACCGGATCAGGTAAATGCAGTTATCTCCCCGCTTCCTATTGAACCAATTGAATTTAAAGATAATCAGACACAGGATGTTGACTCTTTATCAAATGCCCAAAGTAATTTGTTAAAAATGTCTGGCGGCTCACAAGTTTTAGATAATGATAAAACTGGGACAACAATTTACGAAGCTCAAATTTTATCTGATACTTTAACGGCATTGAAACCACTTTTACCCCAGATTCAAAATTGGGTGAATAGATATATTGGATATATTTTGGGTGATCATGCTTTTGTAAAATATATGGAAGTGTCACCTTATACAAAAAATAAAAAGAAAAAAGAATTGTTAGAATCCGGACAAAACGGCGTTCCTGTTAAGCTTGCGGTAGCGGCATTGGATGGCTTTAGTCCTTTAGAAACCATGAGTCTTGATTTCTTGGAAAACGAAGTTTTACAACTACATAAAACTTGGATACCCTTCCAAACAAGTTATACACAATCTACTGATACATCACATGAAAAAGATACTGATGAATTAACAGATGAAGGGGAAAAAACCAAAGAACAAGAAAAAAATTCTATGTGAGGTGAGATAAATGTCAAGTAATAATACATTTATCATCGTTAAAGATAAAACTACTGCAGAAAAAATGATTGTTGCTGGTTTTATACTGATTTCATCTGATGAATTTAAATATATTTTCATTAATGATAATAATGTTAAATTTAATTTTGAAAATGCTAATGTTTGTTATTCAGACATTTTAACATTTTAAGCTCATCAATTTTAGAAAGGAGGTGTATGTGCGTAATGAATTTAAGAGGTATTCCTATGCACGAACTGTTCAATTATTGTGTTCAGAATAGTGTGTAGAATTACGAAGCAAAAGAAGAAAATGGTATTTTAGTTTCAGTGCCAGCTTCTTTTTCAGCTATTGAAGGCGAATATGATGAACATTATCTTCCCTGCAGATTTAAGGCTTGTCATACGCTTGAAAACTTGAATGGATCTTATATTTCTGAAGAATCTATGACGAATGCCCTACCCTCTTTTGCTGAGAAACCTATCCTTGCATCTATAATTGAAGTGCAAAATGGGAATGACGACTTACCATTAGATTTTAATGGACATGATATGGTAATTGCTCAGGATAAAATGAATCCAGACAAAGAACGTATCGAGTACATAGAAAAAATTGTCGGCATTATTCCAAAAGATAATAATATTGAATTGGTAGAAGATGAACAATCTGATAAAAAATATGTTTTCGTTGATGGTTTAGTTTTTAGAGAATATAGCTACGCTGCTGATATTTTAGAAAAACGTGGTGTTGTTGATGTTTCTGTGGAATTAAATGTCAAGAAATTTTCTTTTGATGCAAAAAATAAACGTCTCTCTATCGATGAATTTACTTTCTTTGGTGTAACTCTACTAGGTTCACATGTAAAACCCGGTATGGATGGAGCCAAAGCAACTGTGCAAACTTTTGAAAACAATAATGACTATGATGAGTTGAAGAGTATTCTATCCGAATTCCAGTCATTATTATCTGATTTTAGAAAGCACACTGAGAAAGGAGGATATGAAAACTTGAAACTGCAAGAATTACTGGAAAAATACAATAAGACAGAACAAGATATTACTTTTGAAATTGAAGGACTGACAGATGAAGAATTAGAACAGGCTTTTGAGAATGCTTTTGAAGAAGGCGAACCAGAGCCAGCTCCTGAAACTGAACCTGAAACAGATCCACAACCTGAAGTCGACCCTCAGCCTGAAGTTGATCCTCAGCCCGAAGATGAACCCGAAAACTTTGAAAGTAAAGTAATCTCTTATGAAATTTCTCATGACGACATTCGTGCTGGTTTATATACAATTTTAAGAGAAAGTGTTGATGAACAACAGTATTACAATGTTTGGATTGTAGAAGTGTTTGATTCTTATTTTATTTACGAAGATTATACAGATGGTATGAAATATTATCGTCAGGGATATGTGGTTGATGGAGATAACATCGCTTTTGAAGGCGATAAAATTGAAGTATTTGCTGAATTTATTACTGCAGAAGAAAAAGTTGCTCTTGATTTAATGAAGGCTACATATAACGAACTCAAAGCATTTAAAGATAATTATGACTTAGAAGTTGCAAGAAGTGAAAAACAAGCTATTATTAGTAATGAAAAATTCTCTGTTCTTGCTGACAACGAAGAATTTAATTGTCTGAAAAAAGATATTGATAAATATTCTGTAACAGAAGTTGAAGAAAAAGCAAAAGTTATTTTCTCTAACTATGTATATGAAAACCCCACAGCATTCACACATAGTAAAGAAAAAGAAACTAACAAAATTAATTTTTCTGTTAAAACTACTACAAATAAAAGATATGGTAATTTATTTGACTAAGACCGCATGGTCTTTTTTTATTATAAAAAGGAGGAAATTTAAATGGCAACAAATTTTTTAAACTTTAAAAACAAACACGCTGTTGTTGGTACAAGCGAACTGCTGTCTACAATTGGCGGTTCTCACATCCGCAACATCGAAGCTACAGCAGACATCGACAACGGTTGCATCGTTGGTTGTGGCGAATATCTGAGACCTGATGTATAGGCTGAAGCTGCTGCTGGTACATTCGCTGGTACAATTATTGATAAAACAGCAAATGGTAACTGGCTGATTGACGTAGCATCTGCTGAAAATTGCTGGTTAGTAGCACAGGTTCCTATGATTTATGAAGAATACACAACACAGTGCCAGCATGAATCCAATTTCTACAATGCACAGGGTGACATTATGAGATGTATGGAACTGCTGAAATATGATAGATTCGAAGTTTCTGCAGAAGCAATCTCTGGCGAAGTTGCAAAAGGCGCTAAAGTTTCTGTTGCTAACAAAAAACTGACAATCGGTTGATAATTACTTGCTGAAAGGAGGACTACTATAATGAGATTCACAAACGATAGCACAAACAACGTATTTGTTGCATTTGAATAGAATGGTTTTAAAAACCTGATGTTTGATGCTGCTCAAGGCATTTATGAAAAATCTAAAGAAGATACAAACGCTAAAATTAGAGAAGTAATGTTCCAGGTTCTAGGTGTTGATGAAGGTTGCACAAGAAAAGAACTGAGAAAAGCAATTAGAAAAAATAAAGTTGCAGTTTACGAAGTAATCGAAGAAACAGTAACAGATCTGCTGGTGTCCGGTTGGGGTGAAAATCCTTTCTTCAACGAATTCGTAGAAATGAAATCTATGGCTGCTGGCGATACAAACGAATTCTATGCACCTAATGAATGTATCCTGACTGTATCCGAACTGTCTGGTAATCATCACAACCTGATTAGACAGAAACTGGCTGAAGGCGAAACATTCAATGTTAAAACAAGCTGGTATGGTGTAAAAATCTATGCTGAATACGAACTGTTCATGGCTGGCAGAATTGACTGGGCTGGTTTTGTTCAGAAAATCTATGAAGGATTTGACAAAAAAGTAAACGATATGGTATATGCAGCAGTTATGTCTGCTGGCGATAAAGTAATGCCTACATCTCAGTTTGCTAAAACAGGTCAGCTGAATTCTTCTATGAGAGACACATTCATCACACTGATTGAAGATGTTCAGACAGCTACAGGTGAAGAAGTTGTTATCATGGGTACAAAATCTGCTCTGGCTAAACTGAATGGTATGTCTGAAGTTGATTGGGTTTCTAATGAAATGAAACAAGAAAGATATACAACAGGTAGACTGGGTTATTTCGAAGGCACAAGACTGGTTGAAATTCCCCAAGCATTCGCTCCTCATGACACAACAACAAAACTGGTTGATAATAGCAAACTGCTGATTATGCCCGTTGGCGATAACAAATTCATCAAACTGTACGATGAAGGCGATGCTCAGATGAGTGAAGTAACTGATAAAGATACAAATAGAGATATGTCTATTGAAGCTGAATATCAGCAGAAACTGGGTGTAGCTACAGTTATCGGCAAGAAATTCGGTACATGGGAAATCGAAGCTTAATTTGATTTATAAATACAATGGGTGTCCTTTCTGGGCACCCTATTTTTAAGGAGAAAATAGGAGGATTAATAATATGGCGACAAAACCCGCAAAAAAATCAGCAACTATTGAAGATGTTGCTGTTGAAAATGTAATTGTAGAAGAAACAAAAGAAACTACACAGGCTCCTGTGTCTAAAAAAAGTGTTAAAAAAGCAAAAGAATACAAATCAGATGATCTAATCCCCTGTCGTTCTGTGACAGCTGGTGAGTTATTTTGTTCTGCTAAAAAAAGCGGCATTCTTTATAAATGGGCAAATCATGGTTATACAGAAAATGTTAGATATGAAGATCTTGTATATATGAGAGATAGTCGCTCAAATTATCTGTTTAAACCTAGATTTATTATTGAAGATAATAATCTGATTGATTCTAAGGGATGGGAAAAAGTAAAAGCTGTATATGATAATGCGTTTACAAAACAGGATATTGATGAAATCCTAAATCTTCCTAACGCTCAGTTTTCAGAAGCTTTAAAACAAGTTCCTAAAAGTATGCAAAATACTCTGAAAACTGTAATCACAGAAAGAGTTGAAAACGGCACTTTTGATTCTATTACAAAAATTAAAACAGTTGACTCTATTCTTGGTTCTGATTTAATGTGCCTAATTAGATGAGTGGCGGTGATTGAGTGAACAGCGTTCTATATGATGACATCTACTCAAAATTTTTACTTAAAATCACAGATTACAACTTTGCATCATTGAATCCTAATGATGCTTACGAAATGATGAAAGGCTATTTACATTCTGCTGTTGCAGTACCTTATATTTCTAAAATTTTTTCTTCAATAACATTTGATGATGAAATTTTGACTTTAACATACGAACTAAAAAATGAAATTTTTAAAAATGGTGATATTGATTATGTTACAAACATTTTAGCCATCGGAATGGTTATTCAGTGGTTAGAACCACAAGTAAAATCAGTATTACATACGCTACAAATGTTCGGTGGTAAAGAAGAAAAATTTTATTCTCAGGCAGCGCATCTTAGCGAACTTAAAAGTTTACTAAAAGACTGCAAGGTCGAGCTCAGAAAAATGATTCGTGATCGTGGATATATTGCTAATTCTTAGATTAATGGTGAAGAATAATGGAACATTTATATGGCACTTTTAATAGTGATCAAATCAAAGAGCAAAAACGCTCATTACACAATTCTATCCATTGGTTATTAATATATAAAGAAGAAAATTATCCACAATTAGATTATTATTTTGAGACATTGTTATGGAGAATTTCTGGGATGAATGATATATTATTCAATCCTCCAGAATTAGTAACTTTAATTAGTTTATTAGAAACAGCACGAAAAGAAGCCAATAAAAAAGATTGTGATTTTAAAAAATATAGAAAATTAATTTTAGATTCTCATTCCCTGATTGACAAAATCAAGGAGGGAGATTAATGAATTTTTTGAAATATAAAAATATGTTGTCAAATCAAAGTGAACAGATTGGACAAATCCAAAAACGGAATGCAGATATGATTATGAATGCTACCTGGGACAGAGATATTCAGAGTAAAAAATGTTATATTTATGATTATTATCATGATAAAGATGGAGAAAAAACACCTATTGATGCTAAATTTATTGTTACCCAATATGGTTCATTAAGCAAAGACCAAGTTGAGTATCATATTATGTTCAGACCAATGAGTGAATGCCCTCTAGACTATTATGAAGAATATAATAAATTATACAATGCTGATTATCCTATCGGTTTATATATTGATATTCCGGATGCACAAGGTATTTATCATAAATGGATGATTTGCTCTTCTGATAGAGAACAACAATTTGTTAAACACAGTGTATTGCCATGCAATTATGAATTCAAATGGATTTTAGATGGTATTAAATATTCTATGTGGGGAATAGCCCGTATGCGAAACTCTTACAATAGTGGTTTGTGGACAGACTATTTAACAACAATTGTTGAAAACCAAGATCAAATTTGGCTACCAATGAATGATATTAGTTCTAAGCTTTATTATGGAGATAGAATTATTGTTTCAGCTTTGATTGAGAAACCTATTACATGGAAAATTTCGAAAGTTGAAAATATTCATCCTTTCGGGATTAATAAATTAACGATAGCTCAAGATAAATTCAACGAGCAAAAAGATTACGTTAATATAGAAACTGGGGAAATGTATGCCGATTATTATAAAAGTGCTATTCCCTTAGAAGAACCTGATATAGCGCCACCCTCTTTTACAGCCAGCTTAAAAATGATTGGCACAGTTCCATCAATAAAAGTCCCTAATGTTGCAAAAAAACTTTATGTAGAATTTGTTGATGATGTAATTGATCAGTTTGATTGGATTATAGAGTGTGACGGTGTAGATGTTTCAAATGATTTTAATATTGAATTTTTAGAACCAACAAAAATTTCGATAAAAACTGAAAGTTATGATTTTGTCGGAAAGGTTTTAGAAATATATATTGTTGACGCTAATGGATCTTCATTATGCGAAAAATTCAAATTGGAGGTGGTTAGCTTATGATGACTAAAGAGCAAGAAGCAAAATTGTTTGCTTTACGTGAGAATGTGAATGACGAAAATATTCGCATTAAAGAAATCATTAAAGAAGAGCTATACAATTCTCCAGAAATCATCCATGTTTTAGAAACACCTGATTTGGATGAGGATGCTCCAGAAGAATATATTGGAGTAAGTATTTTACCGTTTGTAAGAATTCCAGATATTCAATATCAAGTTAAAAATTATATTTGTTTTCAAGTTGATTTGGTTGAGGATTCTTATCATAACAATGCTATGAAAATAGCAAACATTACTTTTGTGATTTTCTGCGAATCACAAAATATCAATACAAAATATGGTATTGCAAGACATGATTTATTAGCCTACTTAGTGAAAGATATTTTTAATTGGTCGCATATATTTGGAAAACAGGCGAAATTAATATAGGACAAAGAATCAGTTACTGATACATATTATTCTTGCAGAACATTAAAATATGAAATTCAGTCACCTAATTCAATTATCAAAACCGATTTAATGAACAAAGGTAGAGTTTATAATAATACGGTGCGTAAATGAATTTATCATTAGAGACATCTGTCAGAGAGTTTGATGAGCTCTCAATGTTTTTTGGGTAGGATTATGAAGTAAATAATATGATTAAAATAAAGCAACCTAGAATTGGAGAAATTGCAAGTTTTGGGGAACAAGAATATTTTAATTTCATTTACACCATATGTTCTATTCCAAGTGATATGAAGTCTACCCTTTGGGATATGGGAATTGATTATGAAGAAATAGATGATTTTGAATTATTTATAATGCTAACAAGAACTTTATCAGAAGAATGTTCGAAATTCGTTTTTTGTAATTTGGATATATCCAGTTTTGATCCTGCAGTGGATAAAGTTACTGGAGAGCCGGTTTTAATCAACAAAGATTCGACTATTGTTATTGATAAATTATTATATAGAGTAATCGTTGACTATATTAGAAAAGTACATGGTATAATTCCAAAAATCGAAAAATCGTATAACGAGTTAACCAAGAGAAAATTGATTGAACTGGATAGGCAAAAAAAATTTAAAAATGCAGATAAAAAACAAACCTCTATTTTACTACCGACAATTGTATCACTCATTTGTACCGAAGAATGTAAATATAATAGCCAAAGCATTCAAAATGTCGGGATATATGAAATATTTGAAAGTATAAGACAAATTAATAAAAAAAAGAGTGCCTGTGCGCTATTGCAGGGAAGTTACAGCGGTATGATTGATACATCAAAAATAGATAAAGAGGCATTTAATTGGATGAAGAGCACTGAATGACAGTGTTCTTTTTTTTATTACAAAAGGAGGAACAAATATGGCTTTTGATATTAACAACTTTGTTATTGACCACGTACTGAGAGGCGTAATGTTATCCACAGCAGATGGTTCTGTTATGTATTCCATCAATCAGATCGAAGATCCCTCTCTGAATTGTACATCTGAAGAAAGAGAAGCTGTTGACGCTCTGGGCACACCTATCATGACATTCCAGAACGGTAAACAGGCTGAATTCTCTGCTTCCAACTCTATCTTCGACCTGAACCTGTTAGCTACACAGATGGGTACAGAAAAAGAAATCGCTTCTGCTGATGCAAAGATTACAACTCCCGTATTCTTCACAGGCGAAGTAAAATCTGCAACATTCTCTCTGGTAAAAGAACCTAAAGCTCCCATTTCTGAAATTTATGAACTGAGAGGCGACGGCACAACAGGTCAGAAATACACATTAACAACATCCACTCCTGGTGTAACAGAATTTGCTTACGACTCTGTTTCTAAGAAAGTTACACTGAATGAAGCTGTTGCAGATGGCACACAGTTCTTCGTAGTATACGAAACAGAATCTGCTGCTGCTGTTCAGGTAACAAACTCTGCTGTAAATTACCCTAAAGCTGGTAAATTTATCATGGAAGTTCTGGGTTGTGACGTATGTGATCCTACAACACTGGTATATGCATATGTAATTTTCCCTAACGCTAAACTGAGTTCTGATGTTGACCTGTCCTTCACAACAGATGGCAAACACCCCTTCTCTATGAAAGCTCAACAGGCTTACTGCGATAAGAAAAAAGTTCTGTTCAACATCGTTATTCCCGAAGCTGAATAATAAAACCATTATGGGGAGGTTAACCCCTCCCCTTTTATTAATTTGAAAGTGAGGGATTTATATGGCAAAAGCAAATAGAACTTGTATTGTTTGTGGTGAACAATATCATTATTGCAATAATTGTCATGTTGAAGAACCTGCATGGAGAACTATTTTTCATGATGAAAATTGCAAAACAATTTTTGAAACAATTAACCAAAAATATTTTGAACACATTTCTGAAGACGAAGCAATTCAAACTTTAATGAATTGCGATCTGAGTGTACTTGAATCTGAGACAGCGAATGAAAAAATTGCATGTACTGTTGATGAAATGGTTAATAAAAAAGGTTCTAAAAGAACAAAAAAAACAAAATCTGAGTAAAATCAAAAAATATAGTGAATAGGTAATCTAATGGGATACGCTTATTCATTTTATTTGCGTGTCCCATTTTTTTTGAAAGGAGATAATTGGATGTTAGTTAAGAGCAGAGTTACCGGAAAAGAATATGATCCAGAGCATGTTTGGTATATTAGCAATATGCAACAGGTGTCTGCATAGTTTGCAAATGGCGGTGTTGATTATATCTTAGATGTAATTTATAGCCCAAGTAAAATTAGAAATAAAATGGTCTTTGTTTATGAAAAGAATGATTTTATGACAGACCTTTATGATAGATGGTGTAAGTATGAGTTAGAATACTGATAAATTATATCTCGTCTCCCCTGTTCCCCCAAGTGTTAATCACTATTTGGCTTATAGGGTTGTTAAAAAAGGAAATAGATAGATGGCGATGAGTTATAAAACAAGAGAATCAATAGATTATAAAAAGCAATTTATTGATTATGTGAAACAGGAAGCGGAAAAACAAGGCTGGCAATTTAGAAATGGTGAAAGGCATTTGTATGTCGATTGTATATTCTATTTTCCTAGAATTGATATGGATACTAATAATTAGTTTAAGCTTTTATTGGATTCAATCACTGAAAGTCGTGTTGTTTGGGATGACGACAATTTTGTTTGTGAGCGTGTTGATAGAATATATTATGATTCAAAAAATCCAAGAATTGAACTTGTAATATATGATGCCCCTTACTTTGGTATTTTTGATGATATATCAGAAAAAAATAATTTTATTGATAAATGTGTTGGCTGTAAGCGTTATGCACGTAATTGTTCTATATTAAAAAATGCTTTGAATGGAAAAATTCAAGCTGATATTAATAATAAAACTTGCCTAAAATATAAGGAGATGGAATAAATGGAATCTAAAAAAATGAATGTACAGGAATTTGTAAATAAATATCAGTCTGCTAAAACGGATGTAGAAAAAACAAAATTGTTAAATTCTATTAATATTAAAACCTATGTGCCATTTTCGGTAAAAGTTATTCACTCTGAGACACTTGTAAAAACAAATGCCCGCAGAGTTTCCGGTGTGTTATTAAATAATTCTCCAAATGAATATCTGATGTATATTATGTCCGTGATTTCTTTATATACTGATTTGCAAGTAAGCAAAGAACGTCCACATGAAGATTATGATAGCCTAAGAGCATCCGGACTAATTGATAAAATTACAGAATCTATCGGCAGAGATTTAGAAGAATTTTCTGCCATTTTTAAAATGGTGGTATCTGACTTATATGCAAATGAAAAAGATAATTATGTGTTCATCGCATCTCAAATTACAAGATTAATGGAAGTAGTTGAAAAACACGCTGGTATTGCAAATGAATTGGCTAAAAATAAAGAATTTATGAAGAATTTTACAAAAATCCAAAATATGTTATTAAAACCAGAAAAGGTAAAGTGATGTAATTGGCAAAAAAAATTGGTATTAAGGATCGCATCATATCAGATATTTATGATGCTGCGGATATAATTTGTAAAAGCTGTGCCACACAAGTTCGAGAGGTTCTTGCTGGTGAATACTATTTTGCTGTAGAAATGTTTTATAATGCTTATGATCCAGTGTATTATAACCGATTTTTTAATTTGTATAAAGGCTATGTTAAATACTATAAAAATTCTCATGGTAAATTTTACACAGGTGGTATACTGGTTTCCGCAGAACCTATGAAGGAAGTATATAAAGATCCAAAAGAATATGTATTATCTATGGCTATGATGGGTTATCATGGTACATCTCAAATTACTACTGAATCTCCTTTGGAGAGATTGATAGATAAACAAAATGAAATTATTGCTAATCCAGAAATGTACATACAACGTGCAATTAATGTTGCAAAAAAATCTGGTTAGGCATATTTATTTTAACAAGGGGTGATATAATTGGCGAGACAAAGCAGTGTAAGTGAAGTCCTTATTAAATTTAAGGCTGATATGACGGATATTGATAAGAAAGCCAAAGAAATCGAGGAAGCCTTTTCTGCTATGGCCGGGGCACCCGATTTCGAAGAATTAAAGAAGGACTTTAGTAATTTTAAAAGAGATGCATTGGGCGATATTGAAGATATCAAACAATCAATTGAAGATGCTTTCACTGGAAATGAAACAACATTTAAAACTCTAAACAAACGTATTGATAATTTTACTAGCAGACTTAGAGGCGAAATGAGAATCCTAAAAGAAATGATGCCTCAAGCTGGTGGATACGAAGAACTTGCTGTGTCATTCTGTAATGCGGCCAGTTTAATTATTGATCAAGCAAAAGAAGCAAAAATCGAAATGGCTGGCATGTTCGATCCAGATGTTCTTGGTATTCAAAAAAATATTAATAAATATAAAAGAAATATTGCTGAATTTGAAACACGCTTAAATAATTTACGCAAACCAAGATTAAGAGATAAGAAAGATCCGTTTTTAGAACAATTTGATTTTACAGACGATGATGCTGTTCAGAAAAAATTTGATAGTTATTTAAGTGATTTAGAAAAAAAGATAAAGAGATATGATACTTTAAATAATAAAGCGAAGTTACTTGAGACATCAGACAAAGCGGATGAAAGACAACAATATGCTGATTTAAACAGAGAAGCTCGTGGATATTACGATTCAATTATTTCTTCATATCAAGATATAGTAGCCTTTGTCGAAAAACATGAAGATGTTATGAGTCAACTAAAACGTGACTCATTCTTAAATGAAGATACTAAGCCTTTCTTGAGAGCTCAATCAATGTTTAAAGATCAAGAAAACCACATTAAAAATCGTATTCAAGCAACCGAAAGGTTGTTAGTCAAAGAAAATTTAGCTCTTGAGCAAGAAAAAAAGAAATTAAATGAGAAACTGCAAGAACTTGGTGCCTCTGGCATAGAAGACACTGTAGATACTCAAAAGGATCTAGTAATTCGTCCGAAAGTTGAAATTTCTGATGAAGAATTAACTAACATTCAAACACAATTAAATTCAAGAAAATACAAAATTGTTGCAGAAATTGATGCGACTGGAGATATTCCTAATCCAACAGCAAATCCTGATGGAACCCCTAGTGGTTCTGGAACCTCCACCTCTCGTTCATCAAAATCCAAGAAGGTAAATAATAAGCCATTTGATGATAAAAAATACCCTAAGAATGTAATTTCTGATAAAGAACTTCAGAATGCACTTGCTATCAGAGATGAAATCAAAAAATCTGGTACAACTCTTTCTAGTGAATTACAAAGTATTTTAGATACACAGGATTCTGCAATTCAGGGATTTATTGATTTAAGAAATCAAGAAGCTAACAACCCTTTAACACAAGAAGAAATCTTAAATCTGAATAATATTAAACAGTCTATGTTTAAAAATCTTCGACTGCTTCAAAAACATGTTTCTGGAGAATTACAGATTGTTGAAACAGGAATAAGAACCGAAGAGGAAGCGTCAAGAAAATTAGCGGACATTAAAGAAGAGCGTGGCAAAAATATTAAAATGCCATATATGGAAAGAACAAGTTCTGATTCACCTAATATGACATTGTTCTATCATCTCAATTCAGCAATGGATGAGGTTGAAAATATCTCTTTTGACAGAGAAACTGGAATGATGTTTAGTAGAAGTGTTTATACAGAAAGATTCAAAGAAGGTGAATTACCTCTACAGGCATTAAAAAATAATCTGCCATCAGAGAAGAAGCTTTATGGATATATGTCTGAGTTAGACAATATTATTCAAGCGAATGTTGATGAAGTATATGATTCTATTTTCGAAGAAAAGTTAACAACAGCGCAGAGTAAATTAAGCTCAATGTATCAAACTAGAGATCGTATGGACTATTTAGATGCCGACGATATATTCAATACATTGAGAGATGAAGCCGATGTTAAAAATCTATTGAAATCACTAAAATCTGATACAGCAAATTCTAAAAGAATGCGTGAAATTCAAAAAGAAGCTCATGCGTTAATGAATTCTGATGGTTCAGTAAATTATGATAAGCGTGGTTTAAACTCTTTAATTGATACAATCGGTCTTCGTACAAATGGTGCAATTACAGATATATCTGATGATGAATTAAAAAGAGCTGAGAAGTTATTAGACTTATTAAAAGGCGGAAATAAACTTTATGATGTTCATGGTTTAAATGGTAGAAATGAAAACATCTTCACTTCTTGGGCGGATAATTTAGATAGTGGATATAATATTGTTAAAAGAACAGAAAATTCAATTATTGCCGAATTTGAACACGAAAAAGGTGTAATTGACCAATTAACATTAACCTATGATGAAAATGCGAGGGCATTTGTAGAGTCATAGGCAACAAAATATAAAATTCAAGATGCTTATGCAACAAAGAATAAAATAACCAACCAGGCGAAATATTCTGATCTAACATCAAGACTTTCTGTTATTGATCCTGCGGAACAATCCATTGCATATCAAACCTTATTTAATCGTGCAACAGAATTAAGATCTGAAGTTGATGCGAAAATAAAAAATACACTTTCAGGTGGATATGTTAATAAACAAGAACTTGATGAAGCGAAATTCTATGTAGAAAGTAGAGTTAAAGAAATTGTTGAAATTTTAGAATTACTAGAAAGAAAAGATACAGTAATTTTAGATGTCAACGTAGACACTTTAGATGAAGCCGAAAATGAATTAAAGGCTTTAGCAAATCAATATGGTGAAATCCTGTCTACTGGTTTTTCTGGAAGCAAAGCTTCTGGCACTATGAAATGGACTGCTCAAATTAAAGATGCGAACAATGAAGTAATTCAGTTAACAGCATCAATGGGCAAGTTAACAAAAACAGTTACTGCTACAACAAGAGCAACAGGTCAATCCATCAATCGTTTAAGTCAATTTGTTGATAACTTGGCTGGCAAATGGCGTGAAGTATTAAGATACTTACTGTCCTTCGGTAGTTTATATGAAGTTATTAACATCGGCAGATACGGATTTGAAGCATTGAGAAGCATGGATGCTGCAATGGTTGAAGTTCGTAAAGTATCTGATGAAACTGAATCAACATACGAATCTTTTAGATTAGAAACAGCCCAAACTGCAAAAGAAATTGCTAGCACAAATGTAGAATTAAGAAATTCTGCAGCCGACTGGTTAAGATTAGGTGAAAGTATTGAATACGCTGGCGAATTAGCAAAAAATGCTGCAGTATATGTAAATGTTGGTGATGGTATTGATATTAATACCGCTACCAAAGATATGATTACTGCAATGAGGGCTTTTGATATTGAGGCAAAAGACTCTATCAGTATCATTGACGCATATAATGAAGTTGGTAATAACTTCTCCATCAGCTCTGCGGGTATTGGTGAGGTTCTGGAGCGTTCCGCTTCAGCATTAGCCGTAGCA